AGAACCTCTAAAGCCCATAAGGATTTTGTTTTCAGTCATGTAAGGGTTTTTGTATACTTTGTAACGTCCATTAATAGCACCAACTTTTTGTACACCGAATGCGTAGCTAGCTTTAGAAGCATCACCATCTGAATCAGCAGCAAATCCTGGAATACTTTCCAAGATAGTACCTACAGTTGGAGAACATACTAAGAAGTTAGCACCACCTCTAAGAGTTTTCTGGTGTATGATGTTACTTAACTTTTGGATTTTAGTTCCTAATGTTTGGAACCATTGTCCTTGGCTATTGTAAAATCCTAAGTCAGATATTGCACCAGCGTTATCAATTGAAGTATTGTTAACTGCTGACCAGTTTTCAGTTCCTGCACCTGCAGACTCAATTAACATACTTAAGATTTCTAAGTCAATTTCTAATGAAATGTACTCACTTAAGATTGAAGTTAATTCAGCTTCAGCATCTAATGCATGGTATGCATTTAAATCCTGTGCAAATTCTGGCGTCCAAACTGCTTTAAGTTTTCTAGTTTTAGCAACTATTGCAGATGATTTCATCTGAATGTTGATTTCTGGAATTACTTGTGGAGGACAACATCCGCTGTTTCCATTAGATCCTGAATCATTCCAAGCGTTTGGTTTGCTGTTTCCAGCTTCAAAGTCACCTCTGTATTGATCAGTTGGTTGAATTTGGAAGATAATTGCACTTTCTTCAGCAGCAGCTGCAGCAGCGTTCATATCAGCTTTTAAAGCGATGAAATGTACGTCTACGTTATCTACTGTAGTAAATGCTGATAATTGCTTACCTGCAGATCCTGTTACTACTAATTCAGATGGTACGATTGCTGTACCTCCTGCATCAGATCCTGAAAATAATTGGAATCCTCTTACACCTTCAAAGTCTCCGTTTCCGAATCCTGATTTAAGGTAAGATAATTTAAAGTAATTACCAAATGATGCAGAGTATTCTGAATCGTAGTTAAAATCACTCCAAGTTGCTTGTGCAACTGTTTTGATTGCTACGAAAGATGAAGTATTCTGTACAGAATATCCAAATCTACCTGCTCCATAAAGACCACCTGCATTTGTGTTACCAAATGGTGCTTCTGCTCCATTAGCTGATTCATTACCATATAATGATTGACCAGCTCCGAATGGAGATTTGTTGTTTCCGTATTGGAAATCTAGGTAAAATACTAGACCAGAAGGTAAGTTCATTGGTTGAACGCTAACAAATTCCTTTGCTGCGATTTGACCAAATACTTTTCTTACTAATGGTAAAGCAACTCCAGCCCATTGACCTCCGATGTTAACAGCAGTTTGGCTTGAGAATGTACCCGAAGACGCAGGACCTCCACCAGTCTGTGAAGATTCTACTACAAGTTGTTTAGCTTGGTTTTCAAGAATAATACCCATGTTGTTTTTGTGGGCACCATTTAAACCTTCTAACAAACCTGTCTTTTCCCATTTACCAGCTAATCTAGCTGCATCAGACTGTAAAGACTGATATGGGTTAGCGCTTTCTAAAAGAGTATTTAAGCTCATAATAATAAAGTTTTAAGTTTTGTTAATAAATAATTTTAAATTAAACCGGCTAGCTTACGCATACGGTTATAAACGTCATTAGACTCGATAATAGGTTGTTTTATTGCTTTTGGTTCTACACCAGTAGCTTTTGAAGCTGCACCTTTAGATATTGATTCATTAATTGATCTATCAACTAGACCTGTTTCTAATGTTTCAAAAATAGTTTTAGCTTGTCTTACATCCTTAGCTTTGTCAAATGCTTTTAATACCTTAACTTTTTTACTTTCAGTTAAGTTTTTTGCCTTGAAAATTTTGTTAGTATAAAGTAACTTAGCATTAAGTAGGTTGACTTCGTTTAGTTCAGTTTTTAGCTCATTTACTGATGCTAATGCTGCTTCTAATTCTTCAGAAACATCTCCAGATTTAGCAAATCTTCCTCTCTGAGCTTTTTTCTCAGTTGGGGAATCATCTTTGTCTCCGTCTTTGTTACTGTAGCCTTCGTCAACTTCGTCCTTTTTAGACATTTCGTCTAAATCGTCCTTTTTTGGCTTCATTTCTTCATCCATTTCATCTTTTTTCATTTCTTCGTCGATTTCTACGTCTACGTCTACGTCGTCTACAACATCAATGTCTTCAACGTCTTCAACTTCAACTTCGTCTTCTACGAATTCATCGCCCGGTTCAATTTCTCCGTCAGCGACCATGTCTTTAATGACATCCTCGATAAATCCTTTAAG